GCTGCTCAGGCTCGTGTTGATTGCTGGCGGTCGATGGAAGCGTCGAATCGTTCTGTTGAAAGATCGACCTCGTGAACGGATCAAATGTTTCCTCGTCGAATAGCAGCCACTCGTCTGCATCTTCATCAAAGTACATCCAGACACCGGCTTCTCTATCGTATTTCCAGATGACACCATCATCATCCATTTCCATGAGTTCAACTTCTTCAGCCTCAAACCAGAAATCCTGTCCGTCTATAGATATACCGTACATGGCAGCCTCCAAGTTAGAGAAATAGTAGCAAACCTAAATGAAATTTACGTTAATAAAGGGCAAAAATATGAATAAAGTTTATTGCGATAATTGCAACTGGATTGGTGAACGTGACGATGTGCTAAGAGTACGTTGTGAATATGTATTTGATGATCCTGTAGATGTGTGTCCTGAATGCAACCATGCAGAGACAATATCGTCAGTTAAATCGTTATGGAGAAAGCGTCAAATTGACCAAAGATCAGAAGAAATACCTGTCTAAAGTAGCTAATTTAGGTTGTATAATTTGCACTAGGCTAGGGTATGCAGGAACTCCTTCTGAGATTCACCACGTTAGAGGCTTAGGCTTGGGGATGGGAGTAAGGAGTTCGCATTACGATACGTTACCGCTTTGTCCTGAGCATCATCGGGGGAATACCGGATACCACGGAATGGGACGTAAAGCCTTTGAGCGTCAGTACGAAACGACTGAGCATGAATTACTTAAACAAGTTAGGGAAATGCTAAATGATGAAGAAATCGAAAGCAGCTAAGAAGGTTGCTAAAGTCATGGGTGAGTTTAAGGATGGCACATTGCACTCAGGCAAAGGCGGTGCTGTAGTTAAGTCTAAGAAACAAGCCGTAGCCATTGCGCTTAGTGAGGCAAAGATGCCTATGCGCGGTCAACGTACAGCTAAGAACAAGGCTAAGAAATGAAGGGCGTACCACATTACTTGCCTAATGGAAAACTTTATACTGGGGCTACCCATAAGGTTGGTAAAGTTTTAATGACAGGTGCAAAGCATACAAAGACTAGCCAAGTTTTAACACACACTAAACCCAAAGGCACAAAATGAAAACTGGACTATACGCAAACATTGCAGCCAAGAAAAAACGTATTGCTGAAGGTAGCGGAGAGAAGATGCGTAAAGTAGGTGCTAAAGGTGCTCCAACTAAGGCTGACTTTGTGGCTGCGGCTAAGACTGCTAAACCTGCTAAGAAAGCTAAGAAGAAATAATGTCTGCGGCATGGACAAAGAAGGCTGGCAAGAACCCTAAAGGTGGGCTTAACGAGAAAGGTCGTAAGTCTTATGAGGCTGCTAACCCCGGCTCTGACTTAAAGGCTCCTGTTAAAAGTGGCGATAACCCACGTAGAGCGTCTTTCTTGGCTAGGATGGGTAACATGGATGGTCCTGAGCGCAAACCTAATGGTGAACCTACTAGACTGCTTCTAAGCCTACAGGCATGGGGAGCTAGTTCAAAGGCTGACGCTAAGAAGAAGGCTGCTGCAATATCCGCTAGAAATAAGAAGAAATGATTCCAAAGACGTTAAATCTAGGCTCTGGCAAGGATTGGAAGGATTCATACTTTAACGCTGACATATTGCTTAGAGTCAATCCTGATTGGTGGTGCGATATATCTAAGGTTGAGTTTGGCACTACTATCGACAGTCCTAGATTTGGCAAGGTAGAGATAACAAAGGGAATGTTTAAAACAATCGTCGCAAATGACGTTTTAGAGCATATACCTGACTTAGTGGCTGCAATGACTAACTGCAAGGACTTGCTAGAGGTAGGTGGTGAGTTTCACATTAACGTACCGTATGAGCTAAGTCTCGGTGCATGGCAAGACCCTACCCACGTTAGAGCGTTTAACGAGAATAGCTGGCTATATTACACAGAGTGGCATTGGTATTTAGGGTGGCAGGATAGATTTAACCTATCGTCAATGGAGTTCAAGCTGTCAGAGTTTGGTCAGGAATTGATGGACAAAAACATTCCCGATCAGGAAATTATGCGTACTCCTAGAGCAGTAGATTCTATGAAGGTGGTTTTGTGCAAGCAATCGTAATCGCTACGGTAGGTAGTTCAAGCATCCACGTACTATTGGAGAGCATTAATCAATATGCAAGAGAATTGCCAGTTTACATTAGTGCAAATAGTCTGGAGTTGTGGGGAGAAGTTAGAAAGAGACTTGGCAACGATAGAGTCGTGTTCAGACCAAATACTGCTACCAATTTCGGAGATGCGTATAATGCAATTGTCTCTTATGCCTTTTCTACAGGGCATTACGATTCACTAATCATTGCTAATGACGATGTAGTATTGGCTCCCGATACCATTGAGAAGATGCAAGCGGATTACAAGTACGTCAGTAAGTCATTTAAGGTTGGATTCTTAGGTGCAAGATCAGATTACGTACTACCAGCACAGAATATACGAGTAGCTGAGGAAGATGACGTATTCTCAGCGTTAAAGTGGGAGAGCGAGTTACACATTAAGATGACTGATGTGATTGCGCCTATATTCGCGGCTATAAGTAAGGAAGCATGGGATGTGGCACAATTCCCTAGCACTAATTGGTATTCAGACAATATAATATGTCACGATCTTAGCAAGGCAGGATATTTTCACTTTGTCAGCAGAGGTTACGTTCATCATGCAGGATCGCAGACGGTTGGAAACGACTTTGCTAAGTGCCATGAAGAACCGAGGGAATGGATAAAGACTAATAGACCGGATATGTACGACATATTCTACGCATGACATCCAGAGGATAATGCAAAAATGGAAACAGATTACACCAGTAAAATAGAGGAAGATGCACGAGTAGCTAACCTTACTAACATGGGTAAGGGCAGACCTAAAGGTGCGGTTAATAAGTCAACTCAGATAGTCAGAGAGGCTATTGCTAACCTATTAGAGCGCAATGCTCCTAATATGGACAGATGGCTTAATGAAGTGGCTCAAGACGATCCTTATAAGGCACTTGATCTAATGAATAAGCTAAGTGAGTACCATATACCTAAGCTGGCTAGGACTGAAATAAGTGGCGTTGATGGTGCTCCTCAGCAGCACGTGGTTACATGGCAGAAGTAATCGAGATAGCTTATAAGCCACGTGAGCAGCAAAGGCTGATTCATGAGGCTATAGACAAGCACAGGTTTACAGTAGTGGTTGCTCATCGTCGTATGGGCAAGACTGTTAGCGCGATTAACCATTTAATCAAGGCTGCCATTGAATGCACTAAACCAAACCCACGATTTGCCTATATTGCTCCGACTTACGCACAGTCAAAGCGCGTGGCTTGGGATTACCTGCTGGAATTTACTCGTCCTCTTGGGGCTGTGGCTAACATCTCAGAGCTTAGAGTTGACTTTTGGGGTAGGCGCATTAGTCTTTACGGCTCTGATAATGCTGATAGCTTGCGTGGGCAGTATTTCGATGGCGTTATCCTTGACGAGATAGGCGATCAAAACCCTAAGATATGGAACGAGGTTATTAGACCAGCACTAGCGGATAGGAATACAGACGAGGCTCCTACGTGGTGTCTATTTATTGGTACTCCCAAAGGACGCAATCATTTCGCAGAGTTCAGGGATAGAGCTAAGACTGCTGAAGGATGGGCATTACTAGAGTTCAAGGCTAGTGATACAGGGATACTAGCGGATAAAGAACTCAAAGACGCTCGCAAGGAAATGGGCGATGATAAGTATAACCAAGAGTTTGAGTGTAGCTTTGACGCAGCCGTAGAGGGTAGCTATTATGGCAAGATTATTAACGATCTCGAAGCGAAGAATAGAATCACTACCATTGAGCGTAATGATTTGTGTCGCTCTTATGTGTCTTGGGACCTTGGGATGGGGGATGCTACGAGTCTATGGGTTGCTCAAGTGGTTGGAAAAGAAGTACGACTTATTGATTTTGTCGAAAACAACGGTGTCGGTTTGGGATGGTATGTATCGTGGCTGCGGGAGCACAACTACGAAGGATACGAACAGTTCCTCCCGCATGACGTAGAAGTTCGAGAAATGGGTAGTGGCAAGACTCGTAGAGAGATTTTGCAAGAGGCTGGTCTAAATATAACTGTAGCGCGAAAATTGTCTGTTCAATCTGGCATAGAGCAGGTAAGACTATTGCTGCCTCAATGCTGGTTTGATTATAAATGTAAAACAGGGCTAGATGCTCTCAGGAACTATCGTAAGGAATATAACGAACGTCAACAGGTGTTTTATGAAAAGCCGCTTCATAATTGGGCAAGTCATGCTAGTGATTCCTTTCGCTATCTGGCGATAAGTCTTGACGATAATGAAAGTTCATGGCAGTCAGATTTGCCCATTAACACTAAATGGATTGTATAATTGCGAAAATCCTAAGAGGAACGCATTATGATGGATGCAGGCAAAGTAAAAGGTATCATCGAGAACGAAATAGATAACAGTATTGGTTATCTTGATACCGAGACTACCGAGGATCGTAAGCGAGCCTTAGAGTATTACCTAAGATATCCCTACGGTAATGAGCAAGAAGGTCGCTCGCAGATCGTTACAGGTGAGGTAGCTGAGGCTATCGATGGTGCATTGCCACAGCTAATTAGAGTGTTTACGACTACTGAAGATATTGTCTACTTTGAGCCTCGTGGTCCGAAAGACGAGGAGTCAGCTAGACAGGCTACCGACTACTGTAACTGGGCTTTCTATCGTGACAATGATGGGATGCTTATCCTACACAACTGGTTTAAAGATGCTCTGCTGCAAAAGGTAGGCGTAGTTAAGTCATATTGGGATCAGTCTACAGACGTAACGAAGGAAGAATACGAGAATCTGTCAGAGGATGAACTGGCTTTATTGCTATCGGATCAGACTCTAAAAGTTACCAAACAGAAAATAGAATATACGGAAATGTCGGACATGATGGGCAATGTCATACAAATCCCTAAGTTTGAAGTTCAGGTACAGCGCATTAAAGAGACAGGTCAGGTGCGGATTGAGAATGTTCCTCCTGAAGAATTTCTTATCTCTAAGTCAGCTAAGACTATTGACCAAGCTAGTTTCGTAGCACATCGTCGCTTGATGACTCGTTCAGAGTTGATTGCTATTGGCTACGATCAGGATACAGTTGACGATCTGCCAACTTATAACGATCTTGAGTTCAATGCTGAGCGTATTGCTCGCTTCCCAAATGGTGAGCAGCCAGACCAGAATACGTCTCTAGACTTCTCTATGCAGGTGCTAGAGGTATACGAGTGCTATATCCGTATTGATGAAGATGATGACGGTATCGCTGAATTGAGGCGTATTGTCTATTGCGGCTCTGAGATATTGGAAGATGAGGAAACAGACTATGTTCCATTTCACAGTATCTGTCCTATACCTGTACCGCACAAATTTTTTGGGCAAAGTCTGGCAGATCGGACGATGGATATTCAGCTACAGAAGTCCACGATAACTCGTCAGAGCTTAGACAATCTGTATCTAACTAACAACAATCGAGTAGGTGCGGTAGATGGTCAGGTCAACATGGATGACTTGCTCAATGCTACTCCGGGTGGAATTATCCGTATCAAGAATCCTAATGCTCTGGTTCCGTTAACGGTTCAGAGTACATTCGGTCAAGCCATGCCAATGCTGGAATACTTGGATGCAGTTCAGGCTAAGAGAACAGGCGTTAGCGATGCACAGCAAGGACTTGATCCAGACATTCTGAGCAATGTTACGGCTACTGCTGTGGCTGCGATGATGAAGTCTAACTCAGGCAAGCTAGAGTTAATCGCTCGAATCTTCGCTGAGACAGGCGTAAAGAGTCTGTTTAGAGGCATCTTGCACTTATTGGGCAAGTATCAGGACAAGCCTAGAATCGTTCGTATGCGTGGTAAGTACGTGACATTTGATCCTAGAACATGGGCAAATGAGTACGATATTAGCGTTAATGTTGGTCTAGGCTCAGGTGATAGAGATCAGAAGTTAGCTATGTTGCAGATGGTTCTAGCGAAACAAGAGCAGATCATCCAGCAGTATGGTCCGTCTAATCCATTGGTATCTGTGGCTCAGTACCGCAATACACTAGCTAAGTTCATTGAGTCAGCAGGTTTCAAAGATGCTAACGAGTTCATGAATGAAATCACACCAGAGCAAAATGCTGCACTTTCTCAGCCACAGCCTCCATCCCCGGACGCACAGGCACAGATTGCTGAGATGCTGGCTCAGGTTGAAAGAGAAAAGACTCAGGCGAAAGCTCAGATCGATGCGGCAAAACTTGACCTTGAGAAGCAAACACTTGAAGCCGAATATACCCGTAAAGGTATAGAGATGCAGATGAAGAACCAGAAAGACTCTGCTGAGCTACGTATTAAGGAAGCTGAGTTAGCAGTTAAGCAATTGCAAGCTGTGCTGGCTTTAGACTTGGCTGATGAGGACACAAAGAACAAGCAGACTGAGTTAACACTCAAGGCTTTACGTGAACTAGGCTCTCTGACTAAGGCAATGTAATGGGATTGCTAGATAGCATTGATAACCTGCTAGGAACTCGTTTAGGGCTATTGGCGAACGATCCTAGAGCAGCTATTGGTCAGATGAATCAACAGGCTGGAGCGTTCAATCAGGCTTCCTTGTTGGCGGTTCAGGCTGAACGTAATGCTATGAATGGCAGACCGTCTACGCCGGAGCAATTAGCGGCAAAGCAAATGGTTGATGATTACACTCGAAACTTAGCAATGGGATTTGCAGGTTCAACTTCTTTGCCAAAGCCATCAAATATATTAGAGCTTTATCATGGAACAAGTCCTGCGGCAGCTAAGGCTATTGAGAAATCTGGCTTTGATATAAACAAGGCAGCCGATGGAACAGTATGGTTTACAAGTAATCCAAATATAGGTGAAGTTGCTGCATCCAATAAAGGAGCAGTTGTTAAAAGATTATTAGATAAAAATAGTATGAAATTAGGCGGTTGGAAAGAAACAGATAAATACAGCACAGATGAACTTATCAATATGGGATACGATGGTTTGATGCTAAAAGATGGCAATCAAATAACTTATCAAATATTTAATCCACAAAAGTTAAAAAAATGAAGAAATCAGACTGGGCTACTAACTTACTGAGAGACGATTACTTTATTGAGATGATGGAAGAACTCAGGGGTGTTGAGTTAGCCAAGTTTCTAAATAGTGATTATGGTGATGTAGAGGTACGTGAGCAGTCGTATTTGCGTCTCAGGGTTTTAGAGTCTATTGATAATTACATTCAAGGATTAGCAGATCAAAAGATTATTGATGAAAAAAAGTTAAAGATTTTGTAGTCCGAATCGTCCGGTTGGCGATATAATTAAGGAAACATAAATGAGCGATACTCAGAACACGACACCGGAAGGTAGTGGTGAGTTAACGGTAGAAGGTGCAGCTAACGCTTTCTTGAGCATGATGGATCGGGAAGATGGCTCCGACAAGGAACAACCAGAATCCGCTTCAGAAGCTAACGAAAGCGATGCCGAATCAGACTATGAGTCTGAGGTAGAACAAGATGATGACGGTGAGGAGCAAGAGCAGCCCACGTATCTGGTTAAAGCAGCCGGAGAAGAACGTGAGGTAACGCTTAATGAGCTTATCAAGTCTTATCAACTTGGCACGGATTACACCAAGAAATCGCAAGCAGTAGCTGAGGAGCGCAAAGCCGTAGAGGCAGAGCGTCAAGCTGTTCAAGAAGCCAAGCAGATGCGTGATACGTACGCGCAACGATTAGAGATGATTGAGCAAATGCTTGTTCCTCAACAGCAAGAGGAAAATCTTGAGTACCTGAAAGAGACTGATCCTATTGGATACTCTGTAAAGGTAGCCGAGATGATTCAGAGAGATAAGCAACTAGCTGCTGTACAAGCTGAGAGACATCGAATCAATCAGCAACAGGAGCAGGATAGACAGGCACAGATGCAGTCAGTAGTGGCTGAGGAAATGCAGAAGCTATCTAGCTATATCCCTGAGTTTACTGATCCTGCTAAGGGTGAGGCTATCAGAAATGATATTCGCGCTTTTGGTAAGCAGATTGGGTTCTCTGATAACGAATTAGCGGCTGTCTATGATAGTCGGGCTGTACTAACTCTGTATAAAGCGATGCAGTACGACAAGTTAGTTGCTAGTAAGCCAGCTATCACCAAGAAGGTGAACGAGGCTCCTAAAGCGATTAAGTCAGGCGTAAGCAAACCTAGAGATAGTAATGCTGAAGAAATTAAGAAACTAAAGGCACGAGCTAGATCAAGCGGAAGTGTCCGCGATGCAGCTAGTGTATTTGAACGATTTTTATAAAGGATTAAATCATGGCTATTTATAATGCTTATGACGCAATCGGTCAGCGTGAAGATTTGACCGACATCATTTACGACATCTCGCCTACTACTACTCCATTCATGAGTTCTATTGGCAAGACTAAGGCAACGGCTGTTTTCCACGAGTGGCAGACCGACTCCCTTGCAGCAGCTACCACAAATAACGCTGCTGTTGAAGGTGCTGACGCTTCCGATGCTACTTTGACACCAACAACTCGCTTGGGTAACTACACACAGATTCTGCAAAAGACTATCAAAGTCTCTGGCACTCTGGACACAGTTAACAAAGCAGGTCGTAAGTCTGAGAAGGCATACCAATTGGCTAAGGCTTCACAAGAGCTAAAGCGTGACCTAGAGACTATCCTGTTGGCTAATCAAGGTCGTTCGGCTGGTACAACTAACTCTACTGCTCGTAAGATGGGTTCGTTGCTGTCATGGATCAAGACTAACTCGTCAGTCCAGACTAACGGTAGTGATCCAACTACTATCGGCGTATCTACTCGTACAGACGGTAACACTCGTACATTTACTGAAGCTCTGCTGAAAGAAGTAGTTGCTGAGGTATTTGCTTCGGGCGGTACTCCTAAGATTCTGATGGTTGGTGCTACTGGTAAACAGAAAGTATCTAGCTTCACAGGTCTGTCGGCTTACCGTTATAACGTCAATGCTGGTGGTGGTGGTGCTGTTGGTGCTGCAACTATTGTTGGTGCTGCTGACGTTTACTTGAGCGATTTTGGTTCAATGAGCGTTGTTCCTAACATCTTTATGCGTACACGTGATGCTTTGGTACTCGATCCTGAGTACGCTGCAATCGCTTATCTGCGTCCTTTCCAGACTAACGAGCTTGCAAAAGCTGGTGATGCTGACAAGACTCAGATTTTGGTTGAGTGCACATTGGAAGTTAAGAACGAAGCCGCTCACGGTATCGTTGCTGACTTGAACATGGCTCTGTAATAAGACTGCCCCTGATCTTCGGATTGGGGGCATTTACGAGGACTTATGGACTATAGACAACAGGTTGTACATGCGGACGGTGATGGCGGCATTATCATCGAGACTAAACAGGATGTTACTCAGATACTTGATAGTAACAACTACATCAGAGAGACAGACAAGGCAAGACAAGGAAATCTTAAAGAATTACATCACGTAGCTCGAATACCTTTTACGGTCATTGATGACTTGAATAAGAAAGGTATTATGAAGGGTTTTGTAATTGTTGATGATCTTGCCTTTGCTCGGTGGCTCAATGATTCCGATAATGCACAATGGAAAGTCTATAGGGGTAACGTCTAATGGGTATAACAGTAGGTGTATGCGTTCCAGCTAGAGACGAGGTTCATACAGGATTCGCGTTTGACTTTGCGAAGATGGTAGGACGAGATAGTAAGTTTCGGTGTGGTACAGGTGAGAACGGCTTAAAGTTATACACAATGGCTGGTACGTTGATATTCGATCAGCGTGAAAAGCTAGTTGAGGCTGCTTTAGCTGATGGGTGTGACTATATTCTGTTCATTGATTCAGATATGCGGTTCCCTAGCGATACGATAGAGATATTGTTAAGCAGGAATGTACCGATATGTGGAGTTAATGCAGTAACTAGACGCAAGCCTACGTTGCCTACAGCATTGAATTTAGAGCTAGATAAAGACGAGAATGGCAAGATTATTAGCCATGCTTGGCATAAAATAGACTCTAAAGGTAAAGAAGGTATTGAGGCTTGTACGGCTGTAGGTGGTGGCGTAGTAATGATTCATAAAGATGTATTCGAGGCTACTAAAAAACCGTGGTATGACGTAGGTTGGGGTTCTAAGGGCATTATTGGCGAAGATGTGCATTTCTGCATCAAGGCTTTAGATAGTGGATTCCAGACGTATGTAGATCACAGTCTGTCTATGCATATTGGTCACATTGGTACGTATGAGTATCGATGGGAAGATGTAGAAGATGGTGCTGTGGACAGACACAACTCAGGGAAATAGTTATGACGGATTACAGTTCGTTAAAATCTACGATAGCGAGTTACTTAGGTCGTAGTGATCTGACTGCACAGATACCGGACTTTATCCAACTGGCTGAGGAACGGCTCCGTAGAGACATCAGAACGCGTCAGATGCTCATTGTTGCTCGTGCTGATACCACAGGAGGCGAGGAGACTATCGGCTTGCCTACGGACTTCCTAGAGATGCGTGACGTACATCTACGTACTACTCCAGCTTCTTCAGTTACCTACCTTTCTCCTAATTCATTTTACGCAATAGCTAGGACTACTGATTCAGGTAAGCCATTGAACTACACGATTCTGGCTTCGGAGATTCAGTTTGCTCCTATACCTGATAGCGTTTACAGCATACAAATGTTATATTATGGGAAACCACAGTATCTATCTGATACTAATATTGTTAACGTATTTTTAAGTAATTATCCTGATGCTCTGCTGTATGCGGCATTGGGAGAGGCTGAACCATATTTGATGAATGATGCACGACTTCAGACATGGGCTGCTTTGTATGATCGTAGCATTACAGCAATTTCTACTGCCGACCAGAATGGTGAATACGGTGGTCAACCAATGTCAATGTCAGTGAGGTAAATCATGGCAGAAATAAGCAACTATCTCGAAAATGCGCTAATTAACGGCACTCTGCGTGGTACTTCCTACACTGCGCCGACTACTACTTTTTTAGCTTTGTACACTAACGATCCTACCGATGCCGATACTGGTACTGAGGTCACAGGTGGCTCGTATGTTCGTCAGTCTATTACGTTTAGTGCTCCGTCTGGTGGTGCTACGTCTAATAGCTCTGCGATTGAGTTTCCACAATGTACAAATACGTGGGGAACAATTACTCACATCGGTATTCGTGATGCGGTAACAGCAGGTAATCTACTCTATCACTCACCATTGGATACAAGTAAGACTATATCTACTGGTGATATATTTAAGATAACTGCTACGAATCTAACCGTAACTTTGGCGTAAGGGGTAAATTATGTCTACTATCGTTACGCGAACTGGCAAAGGTTCTGCTCTTAGTTATGTTGAAGTTGATTCAAACTTCACTAATCTTAATTCAGACAAGATTCAATCAGGTGGTAGTGCTTCAATTATCACATTAACAAGTGCATCTATTGGTGCTTTAACTGTAACAAGTTCAGCAGTTACAAGTTCGTCTATTAGTGTTTTAACTGCTACTAGTGCATCTATTAGTGCTCTTACAGCTACTAGTTCTACATTGACTAATCCAACAGTCAATAACTATACCGAAGGCGTAGTGTCTATTGGTACAGTTACTACGTCAAATACATTATCTTTGACTAACGGCACAGTCCAGACAGCTACGTTAACTGCTTCTACTGCTTGTACGTTCACTATGCCTACTGCGACTGCTGGTAAGTCATTTATCCTATTGTTAAAGCAAGCTGCAACGACTGGTAATGGTACTGCTACGTTTACTGGTGTGAAGTTTGGTACTGCTGGTGCTCCGACAATTACGGCTGCTGCTGGCAAGATGGACATTCTTACTTTTGTTGCTGACGGTACTAACTGGTACGGCTCTATCGCTCAAGGTTACACACCATAAGGGTTTAATAATGTTTGCTTATTCAAAGATTATGCAAGCGTTGGCTGCTGGCGGTGGTCCTGTGACCGTTGTACAGCGTTTCCTTGCGTCTGGTACATGGACTTGTCCTACTGGTGTAACTACCGTTGATTACTTGGTCGTTGCAGGTGGCGGTGGTGGTTCAGCCGATATTGCGGGTGGAGGTGGTGCTGGCGGTTTTCGTACTGGAACAGGACTAAGTGTTACGGCGGGTACTGATTACACCATAACTGTAGGTGCTGGAGGTAATGGGGCATCTAGTAGTGGTGCTGTTGGAACTAATGGGTCTAACTCAGTTTTTTCATCCATTACTTCTAATGGCGGTGGATACGCAGGAAATTATCTAACTGTTCCTTCATCTGGTGGTTCTGGAGGGGGTTCAGGTTCATTAGCTCCTAAAACTGGTGGAGCAGGAAACACTCCTTCAACTTCACCAAGTCAAGGTAGTAATGGTGGTGATAGTGATGGCTCTGCTGCTGGCGGTGGAGGAGGAGCTTCAGCCGTTGGTGCTACTGGAACTAGTAATAATGGTGGTAATGGTGGGGCTGGAACAGCTTCTACTATTTCCGGTTCATCAGTAACCTACGCTGGTGGTGGCGGTGGTGGTGGTGATAGTCGTTATGGTGGAACTGGTGGAACTGGTGCTGCTGGCGGTGGAAATGGTGGCGGTACTGTTGCTGACGGAACTGCTGCAACTGCAAATACTGGTAGTGGTGGAGGTGGTGGCAGACAGTCAGGCGGTCTTGGTGGTGCTGGAGGCTCTGGCATAGTCATTCTTTCTTATTCCGTAGCATCACAAACAGTCTTTACATTTAAATCATCTACTGCATGGGTATGCCCTACAGGTGTGACTAGCGTTGATTATTTAGTCGTGGCTGGTGGTGGTGGCGGTGGTTGCAATATCGGTGGTGGCGGTGGGGCTGGTGGATATAGAACAGGCACATCGTTATCTGTAACTGCTGGAACTGAATATACGGTTACTGTAGGTGCTGGTGCGGCTGGCGGTACAGGTACAACTGGTGCATCTGGTTCAAATTCTGTTTTCTCCTCTATAACTTCTACTGGTGGCGGTGGTGCTGGTGGTGGTGGAGGTTCTAACGGTTCTTCTGGTGGCTCAGGTGGCGGCGGCGGTGGTAATAGTGCTGGTGGTACAGGTGGCGCAGGAACATCCGGTCAAGGTAGTGCTGGCGGTTCGGGTGGCTCTGGTTCTGGCGCACCAAACAATAATGGCGGTGGTGGTGGAGGTGGAGCAAGTGCAGTCGGCGCAAACGGAACACTTACAACGGCAGGAAATGGTGGTGCTGGTTCAGCATCTTCAATAAGCGGATCAAGTGTTACTTATGCTGGCGGCGGTGCAGGTGGTGGTCAAAACAATGACGGAATTACTGGTGGCGGCGTAGGTGGTTCTGGTGGTGGTGGAAATGGTGCTTTTGTAAATGGTCCGAATGCAGGAACAAATGGAACAGCAAACACAGGTGGCGGTGGTGGTGGAAGTTCTGGCGGTGCTGTTTCTGGTCCAATATCATCTGGCGGTTCAGGCATCGTCATTATTAAAATCAACCAATAAGGTTTATGGAAACTAAACTCTACAGAATGTACGGTATCGATGTAGCAATGTCATTGCTGCGTCCTAATGCCAAATGGGAAATATCCAATACTACATTTACACGTTGGGATGATCCTAGACCATGCCCTAGCTGGGAAGAAGTAAAGTGGGTAATGGACAAGATACGTGAGTTTGAAGATAGTATTCCTACGATTTGGCTTGATGAAGATTTAAATCGCATGAAAGCTGAAGTTGAGGAATTTGATAAAGCAACAGGGGAAGAATAATGGCTCACTACGCACAGATTGATGAAAACAATATCGTGACTCAGGTTATCGTAATTGATAACAAAGACACAGCAGACGCTAACGGTGTAGAGAAAGAATATATCGGTGCTGCGTTCTGTGAGCGTCTATTCGGTGGTACATGGAAGCAGACTAGTTATAACGGCAACATTCGTAAGAACTATGCTGGCATTGGTTATACCTACAATGCAGATATAGATGCGTTTGTAGCTCCTAAGCCTTATGCAAGCTGGACTCTAGATGCTAATGCTCAATGGCAAGCTCCCACAGCCATGCCTACTGATGGCAAAATGTACTCATGGAACGAGGAAACTCAGACTTGGGTAGAGGTAAATGGCTAACAATTATGTCGATTTCGATTATTGGCTTCAGGGCTATGGTGAAGATGACCTAAGCTCTCCTGACCTATACGTTACGGCTGGCTATTGGGATTCTGGCTATGCTGAGAACGAAGGTATTTCTGCCTCAGTTATCGGTACTGCTACGGTATCTGCATCAGGATTAGCGATATATGGCGGTATAGCAAGCATTACAGGTACGGCTACTGTAACGGCTATTGGAGATGCTTCACCTGCTGTACGAGCTAGTGTTACTGGTATTGCTACGGTAACGGCTAACGGTACGTTTGTGACGGTTGGAGCTGCTTCTATTAATGGTATAGCTACAGTTACGGCAAATGGCAGTTCTATATTTGCTAGTTCTGCTGCTGTAACAGGTAACGCTACTGTGGGTGCTATTGGTGACGTTATTGGTTATCAATGGACTGCGGTAACTCCTGAATCAACTACTTGGTCAAGACAGTAATGGCAAAACAAAAAGTTATTTTCGGTGAGTGGTTGCCAGATCAGCCTAGCGTTACTGGTGCGGTAACGGATGCCTATAATTGTTATCCAGTTACTAACGGTTATGCTCCATTACGTGCTGCGGTAGATTACTCTCAAGATG